GGACAGTTGCTTCAAACTTTTTGAGAAACGGTATAACTCCAGTGTGAGCCACTTCACCCCCTCGTATTTTGCTGTTGAGAGCACGGATGCGACCTGCGTTGATGCCGATGCCCGCCCTTTGTGCAACGTATCTGCCAATAGCCATATCACTGCTAAAGATACTATCGAGGGTGTCATCGCTATCAACAAGGACACAGCTAGCAAATTGTCTAAGCGGAGTCCTAACTCCTGCGAGGATGGGAGTCGGCACGTTGATTTTGTGCTTGCTGATTGCGTCATAGTATTTCCTCACATATGACAGACGAACTTCTTTGGGATATTTAGCGAAGATGGTGGCTGATGCCAACATATAAGCGTATTGTGGTGTCTCAAAGACACTTCCAGTGCTTCTGTCTTGTACAAGATACTTGTCATTAACCTGTCTAAGGCCCGCGTAGGTGAACAAATAGTCTCGGTCATGGTCAATGAAACTATTGATTTTATCCCACTCTTCATCAGTGTATTGACCACTCAGACTCTTATCATATACACCAATGCGAATACCCTGATATAGATGGTCTCCTACTGAGGGGAAACCGTTTTTCCAATCAGCTCCAAAGACTTGCTTATATAGACCGAACAGCAGAAGACGAGCAGCAACAAACTGATAGTTTGGAGACTCAAGTTCAATAAGGTCACTAGCTGACCTAACAAGGATTTCTTGGATTTCATTAGTGCTGATGCCATCATAAAACTGAATGCCAGATTGGATTTCAACTTGCGATGGTGATACTCCTGCGAGTCCGCCACACGCACATTCTACCATGTTGTGAATCTTATCAAGGTTAAGAGATTCTGTATATCCATCACGCTTTTTAACTTTGATGCCGTTACTCATATTTTCTTCCAGAGATTAAATTTTACTTGTGCTTCTAAACCTTTATAGGTGTTACATTTTACCACAGATTCTACATCGTGTCCAGCAAGAAACATATCATTGATATCTTTCTCTTTAATATTACTGGGCCAAATAACTACCTTATTGTTTTGTCGTATGGTTTTGTCAATACGGTCAACGATTTGCTTGTTTCTTGGTTCGTTGTCGTAAACAAATGTGCAATCAGGATAGAGTATCCTGTCAAGTACAACATCAGCGCCACACATCGCCAATCCATTAGACAAGAAAAGAGAGTCGAACGGACCCTCTGTAACGTAGATGTTTTCATTTTTGTTTATACGATCAAGTCCAAATAGTTTAGGATATTGCTTATCCAAGATGGTAGTGATATAGCGAAGGCTTGCATTCTTGTTAAGAGACCTTGCTTGATATCCAAATACATTTCCATCTTCCGAGATTAGTGGGAGTATAATTCGTGCTTCTTTAATTGTGTTTTCGTTATTCTCCCAAGCGTTAAAATCCTCTGCGTAATAGAAGTTTGAGAAGTAAATCTCTGGAATCTTTCGGTCGAGCAGATATTGTTTTGCTGGGTGTGTAGTATTTAGGTCTGAGAGTTTTGGAAGAGAATCAAAAATTGTTTCTTTTACTACAGTTTTTTTAAACTCTGGTTTCTTGAATTCAAATTTAGGATTAGGCACACGACGACCTTTACCAGTCGTGCCTTCTTTATATCTCTCAAGAAGATACTGGTCATATAAACCTACACTATGGTCTTGTAAAAACTTAGCAAAGCTTTTAGTTACACCACAGTTATGGCATTTGAATACATAACTATCCTTATACTCAAATAGATATCCACGCGACTTATTCTTTCTCTTCTGAGAATCGCCACAGTAGGGACACCTAAAGTTGTATAAAGATTTTTTCTTTTGTGTGAAGTTATCGAGTTGAGGAGAAACCAAACCAATATACTTGGTATCAATATAACTCATTTCAGTTGTTCGGTAGTCGCTCCTCCTACTGTAGCACTGGTTCTTCCTGTTGTCAAGAGGTTTCCAAAAAATGTTGCAGATCCAATTACAACGATTGCTGCAGTAGCAACACCCATTGTTAACCAACGAAACTTTGAAAGGTCTTCAACTTTCTGCTCAAGTTTTGCTAACTTATTATTAATACCTTTAATTAATTCTAAAATTGCTGCGTCTGCTTTATCTACTTGTTCTAATCTATTCTCGTGACGCTCAAGAATGAGGGCAACTGCTTGGTTACCCTCACTGATTTTATCAACTGCTCTCTCAAGTTTGTCAAGCATCTCCTTGGAGAGGTCTTCATATATTTGAAACTTGGCTTCTAAAACTTCTACGTCTTTACCAACTCCAAACATGACTTCTCCTATTGAATATTGTATTGAGCAAATTGCAAAGCATTAGCATAGGTAGTCGCATTCATGTTTAACAAAGCACAAAACTTAACTCTGTTTTCATCATTGAGACCTTCATACGCAGCAACAATCTTTTGTGCATCGAAGAAACTCATTTGAGCACCTTGCCCATCTTGGAATCTAACTTGAGTAAATGAAATTTCAGGATCTCTTCCATACGCACTGCCTTCTTGTGCGATTTTATATGCCTGAGCAAATACATCTCCGTGTGCTGGCCATGGGTATCCAGTTGGAAGTCCTGCTTCAGAAATTACATCACCCTCAGGAGAGAATGAATTCTTCTGCACAGTTTTTGCAGCCTTCTGTTGCTTCTCAGTTGCTTTCTTTCTGAAATCAGAAAGACGTGCTTTAACAAGAGTATCCATTTCTTGTGCCTTGTCTTGCATCTTTGCTTTAGCATCCTGACGCTTTTTCTGAAGCTCTTGTCTACTCTTCAGCGTCTTCTGCTGTTTGATTTGCTTTTGTGCTTTTTCAGTGGCAGATTGTTCTGCTTCACTAATCACACTAAGGTTTTCTTCAGACATCTTTCCTTTCCTTTTTGATCTATTGGTTAGAATTCTATTTACAAGTTTGCGAGCACTTTTCTTACGACCATCAATTTTTTCATCCTTATTCTTTCGATTCAATACTCGCGTCTTTTTAGTATTTACAAAAACAAAAGCTGGTGGTAAAGCAAGACCACTTCCGTCACCCGCCATCATTTCATTTAAATTAGTTTGAGGCTCTTCAGACATTGCTCATCTACATCAGTGGTGTCTATGCCAGGTGGCAATCTATTTAGATAATCCATGAATGCCTTCAAAGTTCCCCAATACTTAGATTCTACTTTAAAAAATAAAAGTAGGGTAGCGGCATCATTGAATATATTATACAACACAATTATATGATTTAGAATTAAATGAGTTTTCAATTCACCGTGCATCTCGTAACGTCTGAGTAATCTTTTGATGTATTTGAATCTCTTCAAATCCTCCTCAAAGTCATCATACGTTACGGATGCTGGATTGTTGTAATTTTTTATAGCGAAGAATAACCAATTATCCTCATTCAATTCATTGAATAACATAATTATGCATATGCAAGGGAAGCACTATCAGAGATAGCAGTTGTAGCGCCACCAGTTGACGAAATTCTTACACGGAACTTGTAACCATCCCAGTTTGCTTTACCAGCAGCGGTAAGAGTAAGAGTTGCTGTAGTAGCACCGCTGATTACTCCAGCGTTGCTGAGGTTTGTCCATGTTGTACCAGTTGGTGTTTGACGTTGCCACTGATACTGTAGTGTTGCTTGACCATCAGCAGTAACCGCGAAGGTGCCTGTGAATGGGTTAGCAGCACCAGTAACATTTGCTGGTTGTGCTGAGATAGTGATAGGTGTTGGAGCAGCATCTGCAGCAACTGCATCATCAGCTTGGTCTCCAGCAGCAGCGGCAGTCTGTGAGATAGCAACTAGAAGCTCTTGTCCTCTATAGCGAAGAGTGCCATCTGATTGCTCAGTTGTAAAATATGCCCACCACCCTGGGGCATTGAAACCTCTCGCTCTATTTACTGCTAGAGAAGCTTCTGTATTATCAACAAAAATAATTTGTCTACCTGCGGTATCCATATTTTGTAAAGTGGTATACCACTTTGGTCTGTCGCTCGCAGTATCTGTTTTTCCCCATAGAGGCATCGTATTTCTCCCGTAGGTTTTATATATCTAAAGAGTATTTATAAAAAAAGGGATGCCTAAGCATCCCAGTAATTTATGTTATTTGCTATCAGCAACCTTTCATAAGAGCAGTTCTTACTGTCGCTGCAATTACGTTATCAACGTCGTTGTCTGTAGTCTCAACATATCTGTCGAGCAAATCACATACGAGTTTTTTAGTATGGCAGCTATTAAGTGCTGCGAAGATGATTGGTTTTATTAGTTCTACAAGTGCGCCCATGATGTCCTCCTGTTAATTTTAAGGGTATACTTCCCAAAAATTATTTATCTTCTTTCTCTTTTTTTTCTTTCTTCTTTACATTACCTGGATCTTTGTCATCAATCTCTGGCATGATTTCAATGTTTGCTTTTGCTTCTGCAGCAATCTGCCACATTTCTTTTACTGTCTTCTTAGATTTTCTATTGCGAAGAATAGCAAAATCATGAGCATCCACTTTGCCATTCTTATTAGCATCAATCTTCTCCTGATTGCCAGGCATATCTCTTTTCTCATCTACATATTCAACTTCTTCTTTCTTAGCAGTCTTTGCTGCTTTCTTGAAGGCATCCTTTGCTGGATAATCTTCGTGCCCTGGTTTAGCGGGTGATTCTCCACGTCTACGCTTGGCATGGATGTTGGCATACAAACCATTCTTTTCATCAAGCTCTTGCTCACCATCCATTTCATAACCAGCTTTGACACAGTTGTTGACTTCCTTACCACCTTTTGTTTTGGTGCCTGCTTTTCTATATCCCTTCCAGCATGACTTGAAACCATTGTCATCCTTACCATCCATCTTTACTTTTTCAATGATGATGGTTTCTCCGTCTTCCATTTCAATTTCATAAGTTGTGCCAACCAACTCTTCTGGCATAAAACTTTCTGCGCGATTTTGCTTTGAAGAGTTACAATCTGCATCACCGTGGACGGGGCAGCAAACGCCAGCGCCTGTGTGGTTGCACTTTTTACTTGCCTCAGTCATGCTGTCTGCCACTCTCTCCACCAGCATCTTAGAAAAGTCATCATTGAAATATGGTTTCATTTTTCTTTTTGTCGTTTATTCTTATTTATAAATGTCTTGATTGTATCTTTTGCTTCTCCTTTTTTTTCTGTGGGGCAAGCACAATCTGATGTGCATTCAATAATATCTTTTACCCACGCACGAAACATCTTACCTTCTGTGGTCACAGCAATAACATAGTTAACACCACGTCTGTGAATCTTTCCTACTTCTCCATCAGAATTTTTAACCCAGTCACCCTCAGCAAATACTTTGCCAAGCATGTAGGACTTCTGTTGTGACTGTTGTAGTATATCTTTGAGTGATTTCATACTGCCATCCCTAGTGCGTCTTGCATGTTGTTTGCGTAATTTTTACTTCTAAGTGCAATCCACTTCTTATATTGTCTAAAGTTTACTGCGCTAATAAATGAATATTCTAATTTTACTACATCACCTGTAGTGTCTCTACTTGTCATAGCATACGCTACTTGATTTTTTGTAAGCACTTGATCATAAAACATTTTATAAAAATTTAATTTAGTTTGACTATTTTTCTTTGAAGTTTCTACCAACACTCTTTCACAAAGTAAAGCAAGGTTGTTAACAGAGAAAGGATACTTACCACCATTTTTTTTAGCAGCTTCTTCCTGTGATAATGATATCGCTTCTATCAATTTCTTTTTCTTTCCTGCTTCATCATAAATGTTGAATGCCAATAATACTTTGATTTTAGTTAACAACTCTAAATCTTTTGAAAAGATATCATCAAATGGATCATAGTTTGCTTTCACTGTGCTCATTTTTTTATCTGTTTTTTTAAGTAAATCAATAAACTCAGAAATAGTAAATCCCTTCAAGTCCAAAACTTTATTCAAATCTTGTCTTGCTGTAGATGATTTCGGTCCAGTTAAAAGACGTAATAATCCTTTGATAGGATACATTGTCAATCTACCAGAATATTTTTGTTTATAGTTTAAAGCAGATGAAGCAATAATATATTGTCCCAATTGATTATTTTTAGCAAGTGAATATTTAATATTATTAAACCATTGTAGCACTTCTCTTTCGTTTGCGAAAGCTGTAGTAAATTTAACTGTAGCAGTAGAAGACCCCCTGACTTTTGACTTAACACTTATCTGTAATGGATTCTCCTTATTACCATTTACTGCTACAAAATAATCAACCAATGCTTCGTTTGCTGCCTCGGGGATTTTAACTTCAATGGTCTTTACTGTTTCTTCATCTGGCAATCCTAGTGTTTGTTTTAATCCTGCGTGATTTGCTTTCAATAGAATACACAACTTTAATGCAGATAATACTTCAAAAAATTCTGAAGATAAATCTGCTGCTATACCTACTTTGTCTTTCAAAGACTTATTAGTATACGCATCAGTAATAATATCCTTATAAGATTGTTTCAGTGAATTGCTTTGTGATGGAAAATCATTACCATTAACATAGGATATGACATTATTATATAATGTCTCTGGTGTCATCCAAAGATCTACAATCTTTGGTTTCACATGCTTTGGTTTAAGTGACGCAAGTGCCTTAGCATTATTATCTTTTCCAGCATACTTAAGAGAAAAGTTTAAATTGATGGTTGTATACTTAGTAACTTTCTTTCCCTTCTTATCTAATCCAGGATAGCTGTGTAGCATTCTAACAAACAATGTAGGATTCTTGCCCCCATCCTCTGTTTTTAATTCTACGTTTGTAATACCAACAGCATTCTTTAAATCATTTCTTTTATTAATAAAGGAAATCATTTCATTAATAAAGTTTGCTCTCGGTGTCCTAAAATACAAATCACAATACTCTGGGTCTCCTTTGTCACATGTGATTTTATATTTTAATGAAATAGACCTACCACCCTGAAATTTATTATTAACTTGTAATATAGGAGTAGAATCTGTTATACCATCACCACCTTCAATTTTATACTCAAATCCTGTAACTTCTCCATAGTGACTATTGAATGCATTCGCAGCAGCTACACGAATCATTCTATGAATTCGTCTAAACTTTAATGCCACAATATCCATATCTATAAAGTTAGAAACGTCTTGCGTTTCTTTTCTTAGATTGAATTGTGCCACTAGGACATTCCTCCCAATACTGCTTGGTAATACATCGTCTTAAACTCACTATTGTTTTTAACACTGCTTGGCAATCCGCTTTCAAACGTTGCCATATCTCCTTCAACGATTGCCTTTCTCATTTTGCTTGCAGACATACCAGATACATCATCTGCATCTGGGTCGCGTTGTCCCGCACTCTTAATCTCAACAGTATTCATATTGTAATCTTTACCGTTGTATTGTTTGATGAATTGGAATGCAGGCACACGGTCGGACCCAACCACAAAGATAGCATCAGTATATCCTTTATCTTCCAACCACTTCAGTGCTTTCAAAGCATCCTTTACATCAGCATCAAAGATGATTTGGTTAGCATGAGATTTAAACATCTCTTTCATAAGATATACTTTCTGCTCAGCAGTCAAAGGATTTTTGCCTTTCTTGTCAGTGGTATGACTAGGAAAAACAAAGTAGTCGTTGCCAACGGCAAACTCCTTAACCTTATTTATGAGTAGCTCATGTCCAGTGGTAGGAGGATTAAAGCGACCGAAAGTGAAAGCAGCAACCTTAGCGCCCTCAGTGGTTGGAGGACGCCAAGATTTTTCTAGCGTGAAGTTAGCACGAGAGAATTCCAAACGGTCAACAATCTTCACCGCCTTGCCATCAACGATAGCAACGAATCCCTCAGGCTTCGTCACCACAAAGTTATCACCGCTACGCAGGAATACTTTAGTATCGCTGAGACTAGCGAGTTTATTGTTGATGAGATTCTTGGCGTTGGTGAAAGAGTTGTAGATGACAATAAATGCCTTGAACGAACGCTTGTTATCCTCAAGGAATTGCAGACCAGATGCCAACTTGTCGCGGTATTCATTCTTGGATTTCTCCGACTTCAAGCTCTCCACTTTTTCAACTAGAGACTTCTTGTATGCCGCCTCAAACTTAGTGATAAAAGTATTAACGTTGTTAATCTTTTGTCCTTCCTTCACATAGCTGTTGGTGAAACGCTTCATCGTATATCCAAGCGTGAATTGCTTGGTTGCTTCATGCGCCACCATTTCAATGAAAGGTTTAGCAACAGAAGCGTTACGGTCTGCCACAGCGATGACAGATTTGAGAGTGCGCTCTTCAGCAGCAGTCAACCCAGAATTGGCACTGATGTTATCCATCGTCGCAGATGCCAGAAAGACATTGCGAGTGGATTTCAGATTGAATTGACTGACACCAAAACCAGCATTCATTTCGTTGACAGGACCAGCACCACTATAGTAAGTGTGGAAGACAGCACCAATCTTAGCAGTATGCACTGCCTTACCCAAGTCACTATCAGCTTCCCAAGCATACGTCAGAGTGTTAGGCGTAGCGGTATAATAACGCTCACCATCAATCGTCTTAGTTGCTACATCCTCATCAGTGAAAAGAAGGTCACCTTGAATCACTCCCTTGATATTCAACTCAGGGAAATACTTCAGGCAATACTTTAGCTTCTTAGCGAGGTCAGGGATTTCGCCGTGATTCTTATCAATGTCTGCTTCGGTATAATTAATCTTTGGCTCTTTCTTATTGAAGACAGACTTAGTGCCAACAAAAAATTGCTTGCTCTGGGGGTCGATACCACAAACCACCGCAGGAGCGCCATCCCACTTCGTCGTTACCGTGACGTTGCCAGTGGGGCGGCCGCCCAACTCGGTGATGAAATTCTGAATGAGGTCTTTAGAAGCGACGTATCCACCGTAACCATAATTGATTAATTCGTCTTCTAAGTGCTCAAGGTGCTTATTCTGGGATGCCATCTACGAAAAAGGGGGTCCACCCTTATTTAGGTGTCCCCCTATCATAGCACATCAACGGTCGCCTGCGGCGCGGTTTTCGGAAAAATATGGGTCGAAGGTGCCCTCTGGGTATCGCCGCTCAAGTTTCTTAACATTGCGGGCGATGACTTCATCAATAGAAATCTCCAGTGCTTGTGTTGCTTGTGCGAC